AAACAGACCACACTCTGGCAGATTGCCAACCGCGATCAGGATGCCGAGACTGTGCACGGCACCCAGAAGCCGGTCGAATGCATGCGCCGGCCGGTCCTCAACAATTCCGATCCCGGACAGGCGGTCTACGAGCCGTTCATGGGATCGGGCACGACGCTGATTGCTGCCGAGACCACCAATCGGATCTGCCTCGGGGTCGAGCTCAACCCGGCCTATGTCGATGTCGCGGTTGAGCGCTGGCAGGCCTTCACCGGAAAGGCTGCGGTGCATGAGGCAACCGGCTCTACCTGGGCCGAACTGAAGGCGGAGAGGATCGGAACGGACACCTGACGCCGGGTTCCCGGTCGCGGAATGGCCCCTTCGCCGTCATAGTCAGGAAAGGTTTCTGATGCGATAATCGCGCCGCAACGAGGGAACCGCAGGCACATGCGCCGCAGGCAGGACAACCGACCGATCAGATCGCAGCGCGACTGGCGCCGAATGGCGAAGGAACACGAGAAGGCGCGGCGCCGGAACAATCGACCTTCGCAAAGCTGGCTCACCCGTATGAACCGCCGCTACCCGATGGCGATTCTGATCATCCCGGTCGCGGCATTCCTGCTCTGGATGGCCGCGTTCGGATCGGACAGGTACCCGGAGTTGTTTCCTGGCTTCCTTCGGGAAACCGGCAACAGCGCATCTTCCCCGACGCCGCGCGTGCTTCGTGGTGGCGACGCGCTCAACAACCGGACGGCCACCGCGCCGCAGACCTCGGGCGGTCGCAACCTGTCCGGTCGGGTCAGCCATGTCCGGGATGGCGACACGATCGAGGTGACCGGCACGCCGATCCGGATCGCGGCGCTCGACTGTGCCGAGAAGGGAACCGCGCAGGGCAATGCCGCAACCCGGCGAATGAAGCAGCTGGTTTCCGGCAAACGTCTCGACTGCGCGCTCACCGGGCGGCGCAGCTACGATCGTTGGATCGGCTCCTGCCGGCTGGATGATGGCCGCGATATCGCAGCCATCATGATTTCCGAGGGTGCCTGCCGGCGCTGGCGGTGAGTCACGCGCCAGCGATCCGGTAGACCCTGCCGCGCTCGGGCTCGGCCGTTGCCTCCACGGTCAGCCCGAGCTTCTTGCGCAGCGTGCCGGAGATCGCGCCGCGAACGCTGTGCGCCTGCCAGCCGGTCTCGTCGGAGATCTCGGCGATCGTGGCGCCGCCCGGGGCGGAGAGCATCTCGATCAGCCGGGCCTGCTTTGTGCCGGCGCGCGGCGCGCTGGGCGTGGGTTCGACCGGCTCCGGATTTCGCCGGTCCAGCCGGGTCCGGATCTCGGCCGACGAAAGCCCGATCGCTGCAAGCCCGGCCTCGGTTGCGATCAGAGTTGTGCCATGACTATCGCCGGTCTCCCGCCAGAGCGCCACGCCGCGGGTGATGTTGGCATCGACCTCCTCGAGGAAGCCGAGCTCGGTCATTCTGGTGACGGCTTTCTTCGCCGCGGCACCATGCAGGCCCTTTGGCAGCGGCATGGCAATGGCGTCGTTTCTTGCGGCGGCGAGTTCGAGAATGCGGATTTGGGTGTCGGTAAGGTCGGACATGCTGGGCTCCGTAGAAGCGGGCCCGCGGGATGCAAGCCCTCCTACGAGGCCCGGGCCCGGCCGGCGCATCCCGTTCTGGAACGCGTGCCGGGCTGGCGGGGAAGTATCCTGCCTATTCGGCGCACTCACCCTCGCGGAAGGCGCTGTCGGTGATATCGCGCAGCCGGGCCGCGTAGTGCTGCAGCGTGCCCACATCGCCCCAGCTGACCTCGTCGGGATGAGTGTTGAAATGCTCGTCGCTCAGGGCCTGCAGGCGCCTGAGCATCGTGTCGATCTCGGCCTTGGTGGCGATGAAGGTGCTCAGGGCTTCGGCCTGATTCTGTTGGCGGCGGGTCTTCATAGCTGGCTTCCGATGCAGGTCTGTTCCGTTGCAATCAGAATCGCTCTGTCGCGGAGCGCCATCAACGATAATCGAAGCAATATCATTGCTTTAATCTCTTTGGAGCGATCCATGCAGGGCATGAGTGAACGGGACTACGCCGCGCATGCCGGGCTCTCCCGCGGAGCGATCCAGAAGGCGAAACGCACCGGACGGCTAGCGCTCTTCGCAGATGGCTCGATCGATGCGGCGGCCTCCGATGCCCGCCGCGCGGAGACAACCGATCCCGATCAGCAGAGGCGCTCTGTCGGAGAGTCTGCGCTTTCCGGTCCCGGCGAGAGCAGCTCCTACCTCAAGGCCCGGACGGCGCTCACGGTTTACCAGGCGCAGGAACGGCAGATCGCAATTCAGAAGAAGAAGGGCGCGCTGGTCGACCGCGCCCGGGCCGAGGCGCTGGTGTTCCGTCTCGCCCGGCAGGAACGCGATGCCTGGGTAACCTGGCCGGCGCGGGTGGCGGCGCTGATCGCGGCGCAGGTCTCGGCCGAGTGCGAGAGCGTCTCCGGTGCATCACTCGCGATCGACACCGCGATCATGCAGAGGGTGCTGGAAGCCCATGTCCGGGAACAACTCGACGCCCTCGCCGAACTCCGGGTCTCGCTCGGGTGACCCCGATGACCTGAGCGGGATCGACCAGGGTTTCGACGGCGCCGACGACATCCTGCGGTCCTGGCGTCGTGGCCTGCGGCCCGATCCGGATCTCACGGTTTCCGAATGGGCCGACCGGCATCGCTGGCTCTCCTCCCGCGCCAGCGCCGAGCCCGGCCGCTACCGCACGGACCGCACGCCCTACCTGCGGGAAATCATGGATGCGCTCTCGCCGAGGCATCCGGCGCAGCGCATCAGCTTCATGAAGGCCGCCCAGGTCGGCGCCACGGAGGCCGGTAACAACTGGGCCGGCTTCGTGATCCACCACGCGCCGGGACCGATGCTGGCGGTGCTGCCGACCGTGGAGATGGCCAAGCGCGCCTCGCGCGGGCGGCTCGATCCGCTCATCGCCGAGAGCCCGGTGCTGCGGGATCGGGTGACACCGGCCCGTTCGCGCGAGGCCGGCAACTCGATGCTCTCAAAAGAGTTTCCGGGTGGCATCCTGGTGCTGACCGGGGCGAACAGCGCCACCGGCCTGCGCTCGATGCCGGCGCGCTATATCTTTCTCGACGAGGTCGATGCCTATCCGGCCTCGGCCGACGAGGAAGGCGATCCGGTCGCGCTCGCCGAGGCGCGGACCACGACCTTCGCGCATCGCCGGAAGGTCTTCATGGTCTCGACACCGACCATCCGCGGCCTCAGCCGGATCGAGCGGGAATACGAGGCGAGCGACCAGCGGCGCTACTTCGTACCCTGTCCGCATTGCGGCCACATGCAGTGGCTGCAGTTCGAACGCCTGCGCTGGGAAAAGGGCCGGCCGGAGACCGCCGCCTATCATTGCGAGGGATGCGAGCAGCCGATTGCCGAGCACCACAAGACCGCCATGCTGGCCTCCGGCGAATGGCGGGCAACCGCGACCTCGGCCGATCCGACGGCCATCGGCTTCCACATCTCGGCGCTCTATTCGCCGGTGGGCTGGAAGTCCTGGGAGCAGATCGCCCGGGAATGGCTGGCCGCCCAGGGTTCGGAAGACATGCTCAGGGCGGCGCGCAACACGCTGCTAGGCGAGACCTGGGTCGAGAGCGGCGAGGCGCCGGAATGGCAGCGGCTGGCAGAACGGCGCGAGCCATGGGACACCGCCGGCCTGCCGAATGGTGTGCTGTTCCTGACCGCCGGCGCCGACGTGCAGAAGGACCGGATCGAGGTCGATATCTGGGGCTGGGGCCGCGGGCTGGAAAGCTGGCTTGTCGATCACATTGTCATCGAGGGTGGGCCGAACCGGGCGGAGGCCTGGGCAGAGCTGACGAAGCTCCTCGGCCGCACCTGGGATCTCGCCAATGGCTCGGTGATGCCGATCGCGAAGCTCGCCATCGATACCGGCTACGAGGCCGCGGCGGTCTATGGCTGGACCCGGGCGCAGGGCTTCGGCCAGGTCGCACCGGTCAAGGGCCTCGAAGGCTTCAACCGGGCGACGCCGGTTTCCGGCCCCACCTTTGTCGACGCCACGATCGGCGGAAGGCGGCTGCGACGCGGCGCCCGGCTTTGGTCGGTCGCCACCTCGACTTTCAAGATCGAGACCTACCGCTTCCTGCGGCTGGAGCGGCCCGACGATGCCGAGCGGGCCGCGGGGATCTGCGACCCACCGGGGACCATGCACCTGCCGGACTGGATCGACAGCGAGTGGATCCGCCAGCTGGTGGCCGAGCAACTGGTCACGGTGCGCAATCGGCGCGGCTACGCCCGGCAGGAATGGCAGAAGATCCGCGAGCGGAATGAGGCGCTGGACACGAGAGTCTACGCCCGGGCTGCCGCCTGGATCATGGGCGCCGATCGCTGGGACGAGGCCACATGGCGCCAGCTCGAGGAACAGGCGGGGACAGAAAGCCGGGTGATCGACACACAACCGAGCCCCGGACCTGCGGAGCAGGATCAACAACCACGCGCCGGCACGCCGGTTACGCCACGGCGACGCCAGCGGGCCTATACGCCGCGCTTCATGAGGGACTGAGATGGAGATCGACAGGATGCGCAGCCTGCTCAGCGCGCTGCAGGAGGCGCGCTACGCAGGCATCCGCTCGGTGAGCTATGACGGCAAGACCATCACCTATGGATCGGATGCCGAGCTGGCCGCCGCCGTCACGGATCTCGAAGCCCGGCTGGCTTCGGCCGAGGGCACACCCCGCCGGCGGCGCTGGGGAACCTTGGCGACCAAGGGGCTCTGAGCGATGGCATTCGACTATGTTCGCCAGCTGCTCACCGCGGTGACCGGTGGATTTGACGCCGCGCAAGGTCACAGGCGGCTGCGTGGCTTCCGGGCCTCCCGGGCGCATGTGAACACGCTGATCGCCGGAGCCGGCGCGACCATCACCGCCCGGGCGCGATGGCTTGCCCGCAACAACGGCTATGCCGCGAATGCCGTCGAATCCTTCGCCAGCAATGTCGTCGGCGACGGGATCAAGCCATCGTCGCGGATCGAGGATGCGGCTCTCAAGGAAGAGGTGCAATCGCTCTGGCTCGCCTGGACCGACGAGGCGGATGCCGAAGGTGTCACCGATTTCTACGGGCTGCAGCGCCGGGCGGCCCGCGAGGTGTATCTCACCGGCGAAGTCTTCCTGCGGATCCGGTCGCGCCGCCCTGAGGACGGCCTGACAGTACCGCTGCAACTGCAGATGCTCCCTTCGGAGATGTTGCCGCTCGATCTCAACCGGGAACTGCCGGGCGCTGGATCAATCCGGCAGGGGATCGAGTTTGACGGGATCGGCCGGCGCGTCGCCTATCACTTCCTGCGCCGGCATCCCGGTGACATGACCGAGCCCGGGCTGGCCGGCGAGACGGTCCGGGTTCCGGCGGAGGATGTGATCCATGTGCTGGACCCAAGCGAGGCCGGACAATTGCGCGGGGTCTCGCGTTTCACCCCGGCGATCGTGAAACTCTTCACGCTGGATCTCTACGACGATGCCGAGTTGGAGCGGAAGAAGACGGCGGCGATGTTCGCGATGTTCATCACCTCGCCGGCGCCGGAGACACCGCTGGAGCCCGCCGAGGAGGATCTTGAGGTCGAACCCGGCCAGGTCGTCCGTCTCGATCCCGGAGAGGATGTCTCGACGCCTGCCACGCCGGATTCCGGCTCGACCTATGAGCCCTTCCAGTACCGGACGCTGCTGCAGATCTCGGCCGCGCTGGGCATTCCCTACGGGTATCTCACCAATGACACCGCGAAGGGCAACTTCTCGAATACGCGGATCTCGCTCGTCGACTTCCGCCGCCGGATCTCGGCCTGGCAACATGGCGTGCTGGTCTACCAGATGTGCCGGGCCGTCTGGACCCGCTGGATGGATCTCTCGGTGCTCTCCGGCGCGCTCGACATCCCGGACTACGATCAGAACCGACGCGCGTATCTCGCCTGCGACTGGCTGCCGACAAAGTGGGACTGGGTCGATCCGATGAAGGATGCCTCGGCCGAGATCCTGCAGATCGAGGCCGGGCTCAAATCCCGCACGCAGGCGCTGTCGGAACGCGGCTACGACGCCGAGCAGGTCGATCGCGAGATCGCCGCTGAGAGAGACCGCGAGCAGGCACTGGGCCTCGACTTCCGACGTCCGGGATCACCGGCGCAGGGGCCGTCAGAAACCGGCAGCGAAGATCAAAACGAAGAGACGGAAACGGACGACAAGCGCTCGCCAGAGGAGAAGGCCTGATGCCTTCAGGATTCGAGCAGTTCGACCCCTGGGATGCGGGCGGCTTTCCTATCGAAAGTCACCAGCGGAACGGCATCCGCCCGATGTGCCGCCGCAGCGATCATCAGGTCGGCAAAGCCGAAGCCCCCATCGCGATACTGGAAGACGGCCCGGCCGGTGTCGTCAGCCTGTTCAACCTCGATCTCGGTGGCCGACAGCAGGCCTTCGAGCGCGCCGGCGACTTCGGCGCGGCTGAAGCCATAGGCGCGCTCGAGCACCCAGACGAGTTCCACCATGACCTCGCGGCTGATGAAGCCGGGATCACTCTGGCGGAGCCCGTTCATGAAGTCCGCGGCGACGCGGGCCTGATCAGGATCGTCCTGGGTCAGGAACCGCACCAGCACATTGGTGTCGATGGCGATCACGCGTCGGAATCCTCAGCGGCGCCACCGGCAATGGCTTCATCCATCTCGTCGAGGCTGACCGGTTTCCGGCCCGGCCGGGCCAACAGGCCGGCAAGCCCGCTGACGGGTTGTACCTTCAGCAGCCGGACCTCGCCGTCGAGGATGACATACCGGACCCGATCGCCACTCGCGAGACCAAGCGCCCGCCGCACGTCCTTCGGCAGGGTCGTCTGGCCCTTCATCGTCACTGTCGATTCCTGCATGGGTGTCGCGCCTTACGTTTGAGCATTTCGCCTTACTATATCGGATTAGGGGCGGAGTTTTCAAGATCCATTGCCCCCAACCACAACGAGCAAGAGCTGATGCACCATCCTCAGATCGCCCAGCGGGTGTTCAACACGCCGCTGCTGGTGGAGCCTGCCAAGGCCGCGGCCTTCCTGACCGGCCTCGGTCCCCGCATTGCCGGACAGGAGATCGCTTTCGCGGGCTTGGGGCTCAATAAGGCCGATGTCGTGCGCGCCGCGGCGCGGGCGCAGGCATCCCTCCTTGCCGGAAATACAACCAGGCAAACCGGAGAACAGCCGGACCGGCCCTATGCGCTCACGGATGGCGTTGCCGTCATCCCCATCGCCGGCACGCTGGTGCATCGCGGTGCCTGGATCGGCCAGTCCTCCGGGCTGACGTCTTACGAGGGGATCGCCACGCAGATCGACACTGCGCTGGGCGACCCGGAGGTCCGGGGCATTGCGCTGGAGATCGACAGCTTCGGCGGAGAGGTCGCCGGCGCCTTTGACCTCGCCGATCGCATCCGCGCGGCCCGGGATGTCAAACCGGTGCAGGCCTTCGTCGCGGACCATGCGCTCTCCGCCGGCTACGCGCTCGCCTCCCAGGCCGACCGGATCGTGCTGTCGCGCACCGGCGCCGTCGGCAGCATCGGCGTGGTGCTGATGCACACTGACATGAGCGGCATGCTGGCGGCAAAAGGCCTCGCGGTCACGCTGGTCTATGCCGGGGCCCACAAGGCCGACGGTAATCCCTATGAGCCGTTGCCCGAACCTGTCCGGGACCGGCTGCAGGCCGAGCTCGAAGACCTGCGGGCCCTTTTTGCCGGGACCGTCGCGGCAGGACGTGGAGACAGGCTGACCAGCGGGGCAGCTCTTGCCACCGAGGCCGCCGTGGTCCGCGGCACAGACGCTGTGACCGCCGGCCTCGCCGATGCCGTTGTCGACCCGCGGAGCGCTTTCGCCGGGTTCGTTTCCGAACTGAACGCGCGCGGGGCCGCAGCCCTCCCGAAACACTCACCACTCACGATCGAATCCCAGCAGGAGACCCCAATGACCGAACAGACTGACGCGGCCCCGTCCGTTGCGGAAACGCCGACTATCGCGGAACTGGCTCCCGCGGCCGAGAATGAGGCGCCGACCGCAGCGGCCCCCGATGCCGACGCCATCCGTGCCGAAGCCGCCGAGGTGGCGCAGATCTGCGCCCAGGCCGGGCGTCTCGGCCTCTCGATCGACGCTGCCGATTCCGTCCGGCGTGGCCTGAAACCCGACGCCCTGCGCACGAAGATCCTTGGAGATCTCGCCGCCGCCGGTGACGCGGCCGGCATCCATGCCGCCGCCCCCGCAGCGACACCGCCCGCGGAAAGCCCGATCGTAGCGGCAGCACGCCGCGCCGCCGGCACCGCCGAGCGCTGAGCTTCTCTCTCACCCCGGAGACTGATCCATGAGTCCTCTCATCCAGCCGCCCTCGATGGGCGACGCCCTCAAATACGAGGTCAATCCGAACTACACCCGCGAGACCGTCACCCTGCTGCAGGGCATGGAATATCCCGTGGGCTCGGTCCTCGGCCGCATCACCGCCAGCGGCAAGTACACGCTGGCGACTGATGGCGGTTCCGATGGTGCCGAAACGGCCGTCGGCGTTCTGCTCTATGCCGTTGACACCACGCTGGCCGACGCCACCGGAATCGTGCTGATGCGCGGCCCCGCGATCGTCGCCCGCGAGGGCCTCGCCTTTGACGGCACCGTCGATGACGCGACCAAGATCGCCACCAAGCATTCCGAGCTCGCCGCCGCCGGCATCCTCGTGCGCGACAGCGCCTGATCCATCCCTTCCGGAGCACCCCATGACCATCATCCGCAATCCGTTTGACGCCGGCGGCTATTCGCTGGCGGAGATGACGCAGGCCATCAACATCCTGCCGAACCTCTACACCCGCCTCGCGCAGATCGGCCTATTCGCCTTTGAGGGCGTGACCCAGCGGTCCGTCATCATCGAGCAGATGGAGGGCGTTCTGAACCTGCTGCCGTCCGTCCCGCTCGGTGGCCCGGCCACGGTTGGCACGCGAGAAGGCCGCTCGATGCGCAGCTTCGCGCTGCCCTGGATTCCCCATGACGATGTGATCCTGCCGGCCGACATCCAGGGCACGCCCGCCTTCGGTACGGCGGACACTGCCGATCCGCTGGTGCAAGTGATGAACCGCAAGCTCACGCTGATGCGGCGCAAGCATGCCCAGACCCGGGAATACATGGAGATGAACGCGCTCCGCGGCATCGTGAAGGACGGCGCCGGCACGACGCTCTACAACTACTTCACTGAGTTTGGCCTGACCCAGATCTCGGTCGACTTCCTGCTCGGTACGGCTGGGACCAATGTACAGGGCAAGGTGCGCGAGGTGCTGCGTGCCATGGAGGACAACCTGCTCGGCGAAAGCATGTCCGGTGTCCATGCGCTGGTGAGCCCGGAGTTCTTCGACAAGCTGATCTCCCATGCCAAAACCGAGGAGGCCTACAAGTTCTACGCCGCCACTGGCGCCCAGCCGCTGCGCCAGGACGTGCGCCGCAACTTCCCCTTCGCCGGCATCCTCTTCGAGGAATACACCGGCAGCGTCACGCTCTCGACCAAGGCCACCGAGCGCCTGATCCCGGAAGGTGAAGGCATCGCCTTCCCGCTGGGGACCAGTGACACCTTCACCACCTATGGCGGGCCAGCGAACCTGCTGGAGACCGCCAACACGATCGGCCTGCCGCTTTACGCTCGCCAGCATCTCGACGAGAAGGGCCGCTGGATCGACCTGATGACCGAGGCCTCGATCCTGCCGGTTAACAAGCGCCCGAAACTGGCGATCCGGCTGCATTCGTCGAACTAGGTCCGATGACTGCCTTTGCCGCCGCGCTGGACCGGATCTTCGGTCATGCCGACATGGCCACGGATGCCGTCTGGATCTCCGCGGCCACATCGGAGGAGCGCACGGTCCGGGTCATGCAGAAGGGACCGGACCGGATCACCGGCTTTGGCGATGCCCGGATCCTCTCCGACACGACCACAATCGACGTCCGGGTCGGGGAGCTGCCTGCGCCGCGATCGGGAGACCTGATCATCCTCGGCGCCGACAGTTTCGTGGTTCAGGGAGAACCCATCCGGGATCGCGAGCGGCTGATCTGGACGCTGGATCTGAGGCCGGCATGAAGCTCAAGCTCGAAGTCACACCGGACCTCGTCGCCGCCATGGCAGCCGAGATTGCGGCCGGCGAGAAGGCGGTCACCGCCGCCATGCGCGAGGCTGGCACCGGGCTCAAGACCGCCTGGCGTGGGCAGATCACCGGTGCCGGGCTCGGGCGGCGGCTGGCGAACTCGATCCGGATCCAGACCTACCCGAAGTCGGGTGAAAGCCTGAGTGCCGCGGCACTGGTCTGGTCCAAGGCGCCGGTGATCATTGGCGCCCACGACACCGGCCGGTTCATTCGCTCGAAAGATGGGTTCTGGTTGGCGATCCCGCTCGAAGCGGCGGGAAAGGGCTTCAGGGGCGGTCGGATCACCCCTGGTGAATGGGAACGAAGGCGCGGGCTGCGGCTGCGGTTCGTCTATCGCCGGCGCGGGCCGAGCCTGCTGGTGGCTGACGGGCGGCTGAACACGCGGCGCCTGGGCGTGGCGTCGCGGTCAAAGACCGGTCGCGGGCGGGCCACGGTGCCGGTCTTCCTATTGGTCCCGCAGGTCAGGCTACCGAAGCGGTTGGATCTGGACCGGGATGCCGAGCGGGCGATCGACAGCGTGCCGGGGCTGATCGTGGCAAACTGGGTGGAGGGCAGAATCGGATGAGGGCGGTAATACGCTCACTATGCCGCGTTGAAGTCGAGGATACGCGTCAGAACGATTGTCGCATGTTCGAAGTTCCGCTGCTGATCACGCATTTCATATGCCCATTTGATCCCGTGAAAGAGGTTATTTCGCAAGCGAAAGGCAATGATGAGTAGTGCTTTGGCGATCTCGCCCGGCACGACGTCATCTTCCAACAAAACGGCCTCGACGAGTTCACGTCGGTCGTTCCTTCTGAAGTTCAGCCTCTGAAACTTGTGGTTGGTTCCACCGTCTGACACGTATCTCTGTCGAAAATGCAGTAGAGCATTGGCAAAGGGTTCAGCTGATCTGAAGTTTTGTTCGTTCTGATCGACAAAACGCACGATGGCATTCGCGTTGGCATTTGTCGCAAGAGCTCGCGCCTCGAAGACGCTCCAAACGATAGAAAAGCCGGCTACGGCAGATCGCTCTCCGTCTGAGAGTTCCTGGTAACCCGGTTGAGTTCGTTCAAGCCATTCTTCTGCAAGCATCACGCACCCAAATTCATCCCGTGCACACAATAACCAAGATCTCAGGTTTCTAAAACCAATGCCCACCCACCGCGAAACCATCCTCGCCGCGCTGCATTCGCGGCTCTCGGCGCTGCCCGCCACTGCCCTGCGCGGCGAGGTGCTGCCGGAACGCGTCCCGGCCGACGGCCTGCTGATCCTGCGCGACGGCGAGCCGGGGGAGCCCGAGGTGACGCTGTCGCCGCTCGCCTACCATTACCAGCACCGGGCCGAGATCGAGGCGGTCGTGCAGGGTGCCGAGCGTGACGCGGGCTTCGACACGCTATGCAGCAGCATAAGCACATCGCTCGCGACTGACCGGACGCTGGGCGGGCTCTGCGACTGGGTCGAGGCGGAAGCGCCCCGGCCTGTCGACCTGCCGGTCGAGGGTGCTGCGAGCCTGAAGGCGGCGGTCATACCCGTCATCCTGCACTACACCACCGCCGACCCGCTCGGCTGACCCCACGCACAACAGGAGAACAAGATGGCACGAGCCCAGGGGGCGCGGGCGCAGATGGCGCTTGCGTTCGAGACCGTCTATGGCACGCCGCCCGCGAGCGGCTTCACCAAGATGCCCTTTGCCAGCACGACGCTTGGTGCCGAGCAGCCGCTGCTGAACTCGGAGCTTCTGGGCTATGGGCGCGATCCGCTGGCGCCGATCAAGGACGCGGTGACGGCCGACGGCGATGTCGTCGTGCCGCTCGATGCCGAGGCATTCGGCTTCTGGCTGAAGGCGGCTTTCGGTGCACCGACTACGACCGGCACCGGCCCCTGGACGCATGAGTTTCAGTCCGGCGCCTGGACGCTGCCCAGCCTCTCGATCGAGACCGGAATGCCGGAGGTGCCGCGCTATGCGATGTATTCAGGTTGCGTGCTCGACCAGCTGACCTGGCAGATGCAGCGCTCGGGACTGCTCACTGCAACGGCGCGCCTGGTGGCGCAGGGCGAGACGGTGGACACAGCCACCGCTGCCGGTACGCTCGCCGACCTGGAACTGAATCGCTTCGGCCATTTCAACGGGGCGATCACGCGGAACGGCTCGGCGCTGGGCAACGTGGTCTCGGCCGATATCACCTATGCCAACAATCTCGACCGGATCGAGACGATCCGTGACGATGGGCGCATCGATGGGGCGGACCCGTCCATCGCCGCGCTGACCGGCTCGATCGAGGTGCGCTTCGCCGACAGCACGCTGGTGACCCAGGCGATCAATGGTGAGGCCTGCGAGCTGGAGTTCGGTTACGCACTGCCCTCGGGCGAGAGTTTCACCTTCACCGCGCACGCCGTCTACCTGCCGCGCCCGCGGATCGAGATCTCGGGCCCGCAGGGCGTGCAGGCCACATTCGACTGGCAAGCCGCGCGCGACAGCGTGGTCGGCCGGATGTGCAGCGCCACCCTGATCAACAACACGGAGACGTTCTGATGCTCACGCTCGATCTGACGAATGAACCGCGCTGGCATGACCTTGCCCCCGGCGTCCGGTTGCAGTTGCGCCCGCTGACCACCGCGCTGATGGTGGCGACGCGCAGCGATCCTGACGTCGAGGCTGTACACGAGGAGGCCTCCGACGAGGAGCGCGCGGTGGCCTTCGCAAAGGCGCTGGCCCGGCGGGCGGTGCTCGTCTGGGAAGGTGTCGGCGACGCCGACGGCAATGCCATCGAGCCCAGCTCCGATGCCATCGACGCGCTTCTCGACATCTGGCCGATCTTCGAGGCCTTCCAGCTGACCTACGTCTCGAAGGGCCTGCTACTGGAACAGGAAAAAAACGCCTCCGCGCTCTCGCCGAATGGTCCTTCGGTGGGGGCGACCGATATTGCAGCGCCTGTGCAGGGCACTGCGACGACTGCCCCGCAAGGCTGAACGAACCGCTCACAATGGAAGGTTGGCAGGTCTGGGATCTGGTCGGCCGCCTCGGTGGCCAGCTCCGGGTTCTGCCCGGTGCTGTCATCGGCTGGGATCTGGCCGCCGCGCTTGCACTCGCCGATGCGCTCGGAGTGCCGCCGGTCGCAGCAGCCGAACTGCTGCCCGTCATCGAAGCGGTGATGGTGGCCAAACTCAACGAGCAAATGGATCACGCCAATGGCTGAGAAACGCGTTTCTGTCCGCCTTGCTGCGGTCGGTGGCCGACAAGTGCGCGCCGAGCTGGAAGGTGTCGGCGAGGCCGGTGCCCGGGGTTTCGGACGGTTGTCGCGTGAGATGGAGACTGCGAATGTGCGGATGGCCGGGTTTTCGCGCCGCGTGAAGGTGGCAGCTGCCGCGGCGGTTGCTGCGGCAACAGCGGCCGGTGTCGTCATGGTGCGGTCGGGACTCCAGACCGTCGATGCACAGGCCAAGCTCGCGCAGTCCCTCGGGACCACCGTGGCCTCGATCCAGACGCTGGGGCGCGCGGGCGAGTTGGCCGGTGTCTCCATGTCCGGGATCGAACAGGCGACCAAGGACCTGACCCGCCGTCTGAGCCAGGCAGCGGCCGGAGGCGGACCGGCGGCGCAGGCGCTGGAGCGGCTGGGGCTTTCGGCCTCCGACCTGCTGGAGCTGCCGCTCGACGCACGCGTCGGGGCGATCAACGCCGCAATCGAGGAGTTCGTGCCGGCCGCCGAGCGCGCGGCCGTCGCAGGCCAGCTCTTCGGCGAGGAAGGCTCCATCGCCATATCGCGCATCGACACCGCAACGCTGCGCCAGGCGACCGAGGACGTGCGTGCCTTCGGGGTCGTGGTTTCCGAGCAGGATGCCGACCGGATCGAGCGCACGAACGATGCCATCTCCCGGCTTGGGCTAATCTGGCGGGGCCTGTCGAACCAGCTTGCGGTCGCCGCAGCCCCGGCGCTGGAGGCCGTGGCAGACGCCATGGCGGCGGTGGCCAGTCGAACCGGTCCGCTTGGCCGAGCCATCGCCGGCCTCTTTGACAATATTGGCCGTCTGACCACCTACGCCGCCACTTTTGCCGTGTTTCTGGCCGGGCGCTGGGTCGCCGGGCTTGCCGCGGCAGCGCTCTCCGTCCGCGGCCTCGCCACTGCTCTGGTTGTCCTGCGCGGGGCGCTGATCCGTACCGGGATCGGCGCGCTCATCGTTGGCGCCAGCGATTTGGTTTACCAGTTCACGAAGCTCGCGCAGGGTGCTGGAGGTTTCGGGAAGGCGCTCGAGTTGATGGGCAATGTGGCGAGAGGGGTCTGGGACGGGATCCGCGCCACCACGCTCTCCTTGGTCGACGACTTCCGGGCCGTGCGGGCGGACGTGGAAGCAATCTGGCTGAAGCTGATGGCCTTCCTCTCCCAGAAATGGGCCGACTTCCTCGGCCAGATCGGACCGACCTTCAATGCCGTCGCCGAGGAGATCGGCTCGGAGACCCGGATCGACTGGTTCGGCGCCATGTCCCGCGCCTCGATGCTAGAGCATGGTGCTGCCAATGCCGGATCCCAGGCCGAGAGCTACCGGGCACGGGCTGCCGACACGCGGGCCGGTGCCTTCGACGGCGTCGGCACCGCCATGCAGGCGCTGCGGGATGCGATGACCGGCAGTGACGCGGAGGGCGAGGCTGCCATCGACCAGGCCACCGATGCCGTGGATCGGATGAACGACGCGCTGGACACTTCGGCTCAGGCCGCGCGCGGCGCGGGCGCGGCCGGACGCGCAGCTGGAAGGGAAACCGCCGACGGAGCGGCGAAAGCCGCCACCGGTTGGCAGGCGGCCAACTCGACGCTCAGCGACTATGCCGGCAAGGCCCGCGATATCGGGGCCGATATCGGCCAGAGCCTCGTCGGTGCCTTCCAGTCAGCCGAGAGCGCGGTGGGCGAGTTCGTCAAAACCGGCAAACTCGACTTCCGGGACCTTGTGACCTCGATGATTGCGGATCTGGCCAAGCTCGCAGCGCGGAAGTTCATCCTCGGACCGATCGCCAGCGCGCTGGGCGGGGTGCTGGGCAGTGCCGGCGGTGTGTTCGCCAATGTCCTGCATAGCGGCGGAATGGTCGGTTCGGCGGGATCGTCCCGGATGGTGCCAGCACTCGCCTTTGCCGGTGCCCCGCGCATGCACAGCGGTGGCACGGTCGGACTGCGCCACGACGAGGTGCCGGCGATCCTGCAGCGTGGCGAGCGGGTGCTCTCGCGTCGGGAAGCGCAGGACTACGGCGCTGGCGGCGGAGTGACGATCAACATCAATACCCGCGACGCCGAGAGTTTTCGGCAGTCGCGAACTCAGGTCGCCGCGGACATAGCCCGGGCGGTCTCGCTGGGGCGGAGGGGCATGTGAGTGCGACCCCGCAAGTGGGAACCGGTTACGGGGCCCAGAGCACGAACCACGGAGAGAATCCATGGCATTCCATGAGGTCCGGTTTCCGGACAATATCAGCCGTGGCGCCCGGGGCGGGCCGGAGCGAAGAACGCAGATCGTCGAGCTCGCCTCCGGCGACGAAGAGCGCAATGCCAGCTGGGCCAATTCGCGTCGCCGCTACGACGTGGCCTACGGTATCCGGCGCGCCGATGATCTGGCCGCGGTGGTTGCCTTCTTCGAGGCCCGCAACGGCCGGCTGCACGGCTTCCGCTTCCGGGACTGGGCGGACTACAAATCCTGCCTGCCCTCGCAGAGCCCGGCTCCCACCGATCAGGGGATCGGCACCGGCGATGGCGAGACCTCGGGGTTCCAGCTGCTCAAGACCTACCCGTCCGGGGCACAGGCCTGGAGCCGGTCCATTGCCAGGCCCGTCTCCGGTTCGGTTCAGATCGCGCTCGATGGCGTCGAGCAGGTTTCCGGCTGGTCGGTCGATACGACCTCTGGTCTCGTCACTTTCGATGCGTCACCCGGCGCTGGCGTGCTCGTCACCGCCGGCTTCGAATACGACGTGCCGGTCCGCTTCGACAGCGACACGCTCGATGTGACGCTGGATATCGAGCGACTGGGATCGATCACCTCCATTCCGATCGTGGAGATCCGGCGATGAGTGAAGAGACGGGCTTTATCGCCACCGTGCTGCGCGATCTCACGACCTCGACTGCGGTGATCCTCGCGGCCTGGGGCGCGCTGGGTGGGGCCACCAATGCACTCACGACGAAGATGCATCTGCGGGACGCGCTGCGGCACATCCTGCTCGGCGGGCTGATCGCGGCCGGCATGGGCAGCCTGTCTATGGCCGTCATCACCACCTGGATGGGGCTTCCATCGGCGGCGATCCCGTCCGGCGGCGCGGCTGGCTCGGCGGCCTATCTGGTCGGGGTGTTCGGTCCGGCCTTCATCGAGGTGATCCTCGTACGACTACGTGGCGCGACGGGGGATGGAGATGAATGAGCTGCTCCGCCGCGCAGGTGCCATCCGCTGCGACATCCCCGATCCACGCGAGGCTTTCGGCCACCGTCTCCGCGTCGGTCTGGTGGTCGCGGCATTCATCCTGATCCTCTCACTACTCGGGTAATCCCATGCATATGACGGACCGGGGGCTCATCGCCCTCATCCGGCACGAAGGACTCGTGCCGGGACCTTACCTCGATGTCCGTGACATCTGGACCTTTGGCATCGGACATACCGCAGCGGCTGGCGATCCTGATCCAGCGTCTCTCCCGCGCGGAATGCCGGAGAACCTTGAGGACGGTATCCGCGAGGCCTTCTGCGTGTTCCGGGCCGATATCGCCCGCTATGAGCACGACGTCTGCAATGCCATTGCCGTGTCGGTTGAGCCGCATGAGTTCGATGCGCTGGTCTCGTTTCACTACAACACCGGCGGCATCGCACGGGCAGACCTCACGCGCCGCCTGAACGCGGGCAACCGGGACGCTGCGGCGCAGGCCTTCCTGAACTGGCGGCGACCAGCGGCGATCATCCCGCGCCGGGAGGCGGAGCGGATTCTGTTCCTCGAAGGTCGCTATCCCGCCGGAACCATTCCCGTCTGGTCTGTCGATGCCGGCGGCCGGGTGGATTTCTCGCGCTGTTCGCGACGGCTCACCGAGGCCGAAGCGCTCGCATTCCTGCGACCCGTGCCCGAACCGGCCGGGGTTCTCGCCCGGCTCCGGGCCTTTCTTTCCTTGCTCATCAACAGGAGATGACTATGCGATATGTCCTTCCCGCTTCCCTGACCTGGTGGAGCGGCCTGGCGTCGGTGCTGACCGGCATCGCGGCGCTGGTGCTGCCCGAAGGTGATGCGATATCAGAACTGACCGTCCTGGTTGCGCGACTGGCGAATGCCGGCGATGCCTCTCCCGCCACGCTGATCTTTGTCGGACTGGGTCTCATTGGCTTGCGCGACCGGATTGAGCGCGGGCTGGCCGGAACGCAATGAAGGCGCTGGGCACCGCGCTCCAGGCCCATCTCGACGACGGCACCACGACGCTGGCGTGGTGCTGGCGCATCACCCGCAGCGATGGCGTGGTTCTGGGCTTCACCGATCACGACCGGGATCTTGCCTTCGACGGCACCGGGTTCGAACCGGAGAGCGGCTTTGCCGCCTCAGAAGTGCGTTCTGCCTCGGACCTGTCCGTCGACGCGCAGGATGCGGAGGGCGTGCTGAGCTCGGACCGGATTACAGAGACGGACATCCGTGACGGGCGCTGGGACAATGCCGATGTCGAAGTCTGGCGGGTGAACTGGGCCAACACCAGCCAGCGCGTTCTGATGCGCCGGGGCGCCATCGGCCAGATCCGTCGCGGGCGCCTCGCTTTTGTCGCCGAGGTGCGCTCGCTCGCGCATCTGCTGGGGCAGAATGTCGGGCGCAGCTTTCAGGCGACCTGCGATGCGGTCGTCGGCGATTCCCGCTGCGGGGTGGATCTGGACGATCCTGCTTATCGGAGTGCCGGCGTTGTCACCGGTATCTCACTGGATCGCGCCTTCACCGCTTCCGGCATCGGGAGCTTTGAGGCGGGCTGGTTTACGTTCGGTACGGTGGAATGGACCTCCGGCGCCAATGCTGGCCGGCGGGCAGAGGTTTCCGGCCATGGGCTGGACGGCGGGGATGCATCTGTCAGCCTGCTCGAAGCGCCGGTCCTGCAAATCGCAGAGGGAGATGGCTTCGTCATTCGTGCGGGCTGCGACAAGCGAGTTGCCACCTGCGCAGACCGCTTCGCCAATGCCGTCAACTTCCGGGGCTTTCCGCACATCCCCGGCCAGGACACCATTCTGCGCTACGCCACGAGCGATGGCGGTCACGATGGGAGCGTGTTGTGAGAGCCACCGCCGACCCCGAACGGATCATCGCCACGGCGCGGTCCTGGCTCGGCACGCCCTACCACGATCAGGCAAGCGTCAGGGGCGCAGGCTGCGACTGCCTCGGGCTGGCCCGCGGTGTTTGGCGGGAGGTGGTCGGGCCGGAACCATTTCCGATGCCGCCCTATTCCCGCGACTGGGGCGAGACCGGGACGATCGAGGTGCTGGCTGAGGGTGCGCGGCGCATGATGTCGGAGATTGATCCTGCCGAAGCTGGACCGGGCGCGCTGATCCTGTTCCGCATGCAGCCCCGCGCCATCGCCAAGCATGTCGGCATCCTGACCGGGCCTGATCGTTTCATCCATGCCTATGAGCGACTGGGTGTGATCGAGCAGCCGCTGTCGCCCGCCTGGCGGCGGCGCATTGCCTTCGCTTTCCTGTTTCCGGATCGGAGCTGAGCAATGGCCACCCTCGTCCTCGGCGCGGCCGGTGCTGCCATTGGCGGTTCGATCGGCGGCGCCATTCTTGGTGTCAGTGCTGCCACTATCGGCGGCTTCATCGGCTCGACCATCGGGTCCTACGTGGACAGCTGGATCATTTCCTCTCTCACGCCGGGACAGGACCAGAGTTTCACCGGCCAGCGTCTCGACAGTCTGCGGGTCACGACCTCGACCGAGGGCGCGGTGATCCCGCGCGTCTTCGGCCGGTTGCGGATGGGCACCAATATCATCTGGGCCACCGATTTCCGCGAGAAGAAGAAAACCACCACTCAGGGTGGCGGCGGCAAGGGCGGTGGAGGTGGTGGCGGAACAAAAACCACCACCTACACTTACTTCGCCTCCTTCGCGGTGGCGGTCTGCGAGGGGCCGATCACCGGTGTGGGGCGCATCTGGGCAGATGGCGAGCTGATGGACCTCTCCGGCGTCACCTGGCGCTGGTATCCCGGCGACGAGGTTCAGGAGGCTGATCCTTATATTGCGGCGAAGTCGGGCGCGGAGGCCACGCCGGCCTACCGGGGCACGGCCTATCTGGTGTTCGAGGATCTGGCGCTGGCGGGTTTCGGCAACCGCATCCCTCAGATCAATGTCGAGGTGTTCCGACCTCTGGTCGAGGCGGATACGGCAGAGGGCCTGGTGCGGGCCGTCACCCTGATCCCTGCCTCAGGCGAATTTGTCTATGCCACCGAAGCCATCCGCAAGAGCAACGGCGCCGAGAACCTCAACGCCTCATCGGGCACGACCGACATGGTAGAGGCGCTCGACCGGCTCGAAGCCTCCGCGCCCAATGTCGAAAGCGTCAGCCTTGTGGTCTCGTGGTTCGGCGATGACCTGCGTTGCGGGGAGTGCCGGATCCGGCCGGGCGTCGAGCTCACTTCGAAATCGACCAAACCGAAGTCCTGGCGGGTCAATGGTGTCGCTCGGGACGGGGCGCATCTGGTCAGCCGCGATGATGAGGGCCGTCCGGTCTATGGCGGGACACCGGCGGATTTTTCGGTCGTGCAGGCCATCCAGGAGCTGAAGTCGCGGGGAAAACGGGTCACTCTCTATCCCTTCCTGATGATGGATGTCCCGGCCGACAACACCCTGCCGGATCCGTATTCCGACAACGCTTCCGGGACCGGTCAACCGCCCTTTCCATGGCGCGGCCGGATCACCTGTTCGCCGGCAGTGGGCTATGCCGGCTCGGTCGACAAGACCGCCGCGGCAGCGACGCAGGTCACGGAGTTCTTCGGCGAGGCGGAGGTGTCGGATTTCTCCGTGTCAGGCACCTCTGTCAGCTGGACGGGATCATCGCTCGACAGGGGATTCCGGCGCATGATCCTGCACTACGCGCATCTCTGCGCGGCGGCGGGGGGCGTCGATGCCTTTCTGATCGGCTCGGAAATGCGCGGCCTGACCACCATTCGCGACGGCGCGGCGAGCTACCCGGCCGTGCAGGCGCTCCGCGATCTCGCAACCGACGTGCGCGCCATCCTCGGGCCCTCCACGAAGATAAGCTACGCGGCCGACTGGTCGGAGTATTTCGGCCACCATCCGGACGATGGCTCCGACGACGTGTTTTTCCACCTCGATCCGTTCTGGGCCGATCCGGAGATCGATTTCATCGGCATCGACAACTACATGCCCGTCTCCGACTGGCGTGACGGCTTCGAGCATGCTGATGCACAGGACGGGTGGCCGGCGATCTACGACCGCAGCTACCTGCAATCCAACATCGCCGGCAGTGAGGGGTTCGACTGGTTCTATGCCAGCGCCGCCGACCGCACCGCGCAGCTCCGCACACCAATCAGCGATGGTGCGCACGGCAAGCCATGGGTCTTCCGATACAAAGATCTGCAAGCCTGGTGGTCGAATGCACATTTCGACCGGCCCGACGGGGTTGAGAGCGGGACGCCTACTTCATGGTTGCCGCAATCCAAGCCGATCTGGTTCACCGAGCTCGGCTGTCCCGCCATCGACCGGGGCACCAACCAACCCAACGTGTTCTTCGATCCGAAGTCGTCCGAGAGCTTCACGCCGTATTTCTCGCGGGGCTGGCGGGATGACGCGATCCAGCGAGCGTACCTCGAAGCAACCTGGCTCCACTGGGGCGAGGCCACGAACAATCCGACATCGTCAGTCTATGGCGGACGGATGGTCGAAGTTTCTGAAAGTGCCGCCTGGACCTGGGATGCACGGCCCTATCCCTTCTTTCCGGAGCTGACCGATGTCTGGAGTGATGGCGAGAACTGGCGCCTAGGCCATTGGCTCATCGGCCGGCTCGGATCCGCATCCTTACCAGCACTGGTGCGCCATATCTGCATGCGCGCCGGGCTGTCTGAGGACAGCATCGACGTGTCCGGCCTCTGGGGCGCGGTTGAGGGCTATGCCATCACCTCGATCGAGGCCCCGCGCACTGCGCTCACAACACTTGGGCGGCATTTCGGTTTTGATGCGGTCGAGAGCGAGGGCGTGATCCGTTTCTTCGTGCGAGGGCGGGTCCCGGTCGTGACGCTCACCTTTGAGGACCTGGTGGCCGCCGGCGAAGGCGAGCCTGTCGAGTTGACCCGCGCGCAGGAAACGGAATTGCCGCAGGCCCTGAAATGGAGCATAGCGCGGGCCGATGAGGATTATGACGCGGCGGTGGTCGAGGCGCGCCGGATCACGGTCGACTCTGCACGGATCAGCAGCGAATCCTGGCCCATCGCGGTCCCGCCCGAAGAGGCGGAGCGGCGCTGCCGCCGCGCGCTGATGGAAGCATGGGTCGGGCGTGAAACGGCCACTTTCCAGCTGCCACCGTCGCGTCTCGCGCTGGATCCGGCCGATGTGGTGGAACTCGACCATGATGGGCGGCTGGCCGAGTATCGCCTGACCTCCATCGCCGACAGCGGGGCGCGACTGATCGAGGGGATCCGCCAGGATCGCGAGACAGAAGCGCTGCCGCCCGGCAGCCCGCGCGAGACCTCACCTGATCGCCCGGTGGTGTTCGGGGAGCCGGAAGTTGTCCTTCTCGATCTGCCGCAGATCTCTGAAAACATCCCCGCGCACCGGCCACTGGTCGCGGCCCATGCCATGCCATGGCCGGGGGAGATCGCGGTCTGGCGCTCCGCTGCGGAGGACGGCTTTGAATGGTTGACCGGCATCGACACACCCGCCAACCTGGGTGTTCTCGTGTCCGATCTCTGGTCTGGACCGGTGTCGCGTTTCGACCATGGCAATCAGCTGATCGTCGATCTGAGCTCCGGGACGCTCGAATCCGTTTCGGATCTGGCCCTGTTTTCCGGGGCGAACGCACTGGCCATTGAGTCCGCGCCAGGTGTCTGGGAGATCGTCCAGGCGGGCACGGCGGAGCTTCTGGCAGCGGGGCGCTATCGGCTAACGCGGCTCCTGCGGGGCCAGCGCGGAACCGAGCACGCCATCGGCAATCCAACGCCGGCCGGGGCGCGGGTGGTCGTTCTGGATACGAGCCTAGCGCCGCTTCCCGTCGCGGAGGCGAACCTCGGCATTCCGTGGAACTGGCGCATAGGTCCCGCGAGCCATGCCATCACGGATGATACCTTTGTCGCAGAGACGTTCACGCCCACTGGCGCTGGGCTGCGGCCCTTCTCGGTCGCCCATGTCGAGCAGCCCTGGCGCAGGCCGCGGGCACTCGGCGATCTGACAATCCGTTGGACTCGCCGGTCACGGGCGCTCTCGGCGGACAGCTGGACCGCGTTGGAGGTTCCGCTTGTCGAGGAATTGCAGGCCTTCGAGGTGGAGATCCTTGACGGGGAAAGTGTCAGGCGAACGCTGACCGCCAATACCGCCAGCGCCACCTACACCGCCGCCCAACAGACAGCCGATTGGGATGCACTTCTCGGCACCGGCGACAGCCTCGCCATTCGCATCTATCAGCTCTCCGCGCTCGTCGGGCGCGGGGCGCCAAAGACCGCCACGCTCAATTTCTAGAAAGTTCCGCCCATGTCCGATGCCACCACGAACCTTATGCTGCCATATCTGGTAGCCAGCCAGGCCCAGAAGCATGTTACCCATAACGAGGCGCTGCGGCTGCTGGATGGGCTGGTCCAGATGGCGGTGATTGACCGGGATCTGACCGTGCCGCCAGCATTGCCCGCGGACGGGGACCGCTACATCGTCGGCTCGGGCACCACCGGAGACTGGTCGGGCTGGGATCTGAGCGTTGCGCTCTACGCCGATGGCGTCTGGACCCGCCTCGCGCCGAGGCCGGGCTGGCGCGCATGGGTCGAAGACGAGGGAGTGTTGCTGGTTTGGGATGGTGCGGCCTGGGCGAGCATCCTGTCCACTGAGTTGCAGGACATGGCGCTTCTCGGCATCGGCACCACAGCGGATGCTGCCAACCCGTTCTCCGCGAAGCTCAATTCTGCGCTCTGGACCGCGAAAAGTGTGGCCGAGGGCGGGAGCGGCGATCTCTACTACACCATGAACAAGGAGTCTGCCGGCGACGATCTCGGTCTCACACTACAGACCGGCTACGTGACAAAGGCTCTGATGGGGTTGTTCGGGTCCGACAAGTTCCGACTCGCGGTCTCGGCCGACGGCAGCGCTTTCTTCGACGGGCTGATCGTCGACAACACCACCGGCATCGTCGATCAGCCGCAACTGCCGCGGTTCAAAGGATACACGAACTACGACAACTACGTCAGCGTCGACACCTGGACGAAGATCGGTATCAACAACACCGACTACAACGATCAGGGGGCGTTCGACGCCGTGAACAGCCGTTTCGTTGCACCAGTTGACGGCACGTATCTCTTGGGTGCCTCGCTGCTCTACAAGGTCAATTCCAGCACTTCGTCGCGGATGCGAGGTCGGCTGGTGCTCAATGGCACGACCGAAATTCGGGGATCAATGGGGGAGATCTCCGGTTCGCATGTTTCGGACACAACCGCGCTCTGGTTGCAGACCATGGTGGCGCTCAGCGTCGGAGATACCGTCGAGCTTCAAGGGTATTTTCGGGCGGTAGACGGGTACTTCGCCGCCGAGCATACCTCGTTTTGGGGAACGAAGTTCGGGTGA